TAAATTGTTGGGAAGTTTTCTAAATCACCAGTATCAATCCATAAGTCGCCAGTTTGTAGGGCGCCACCGTCTGGATTTAATTCAGGCTTAGTTGCACCAACAATTGGACCCATGGACCATGGTGCAGTACCATCCCATGGATAGTTCTGATAACCTACCCAGTTAGTACCATCGTGAATCATAATGTCAACTTCGTCAATAACTGAACTGTACCATAGTGTACCGTCTGCAGTTAAGCTAGTTGGAGAAATACTAGATGCAACATAGGTTAGTTGTTTCCATAGACTAGCAACTAAATCGTGATCACCGTCGTCATCAATATACAAATTAGTTGTATAGTTACCTTCACTGCCTGGAGCGCCAGTGCTGGCTGATGGATTAAACGGAATGAATCCTAAATCACCTAATGGTGAATTTGTGCCGTCTGTTAAGTGGATGTCACCGCCTAATTCGTGTACTATTACTAATCTATTTTGAGAATCAACTGATGCAACAACATTTGAAGTTGCTGGCATCGATGAGTTAATTGCGCCTGCTACTTGAGCTGCGTTTGCAGCACCTGCTGCAACAATTGTGAAGCTGATAGTAGTTGCGCCACTTAATACAGCTGAATTTTTAGTTGTCTCTGCAATAGTAAATGTAGTTAAGCCGGTATCTAATGTTGTAGCATCAACTTTAACAGACTTAATTGTTGTAGGTGCAGCTGACTGTCTACGGTAAATTTTAAAATCTGCTAGAGGTACTGGACCAACTTCGCTAATATTGTATTGAACATACAACTGTCCAGCTGCTAAGTTTGTACCACCGCCAGTTTTGTCTAATTTAAATAGTGCTTCTGTAGAATTTGCGTATAACGGAGCATCTACTTCCTCAAATGATTCAGTTGTGCTATTCCAACGTTTAGCTCTCCAACGAGACCCTAGATTAGGTTCTGTTGTTTTAATCCATACAGATCCAGTGACAGCGTTTAGTGCAGCAGCTTTCCACTGAGGAACATTTGTATGTGGTTGAATTGCTAATTTAGGTGCTGTAGCAAAACTAGCAACCCAATCTGTACTACCAACTTGTACCCACTCACCTGCAGAGTTTCTGTACCATACTGTCAATGGATGATGAAGATTTAAATCTGGATCACCGAAGGATACATCGCGTGTAGTAACAACGGCATAACTTCCGTTTTTACCAACCGAGCTTGCTGGTCCGCCAGTTCCGTTATCTACTTGGGTTGGGTCAGTAATGACTAATGGAATTTTATTAGTAAATGTTTGGCCGCCAGTAGTCGAAGCTGCTGCACCATTCCACTCAAAAATACCCCATTTAGTATTGGCTGTGTCTAACCAGTAAGTTCCGTTATTTGGATCTGCTGCTGGAGCATCTGCGGATGCATTTAATTGTGTTAAGTCGAGATCAGCACGTACAACAAATGCACGATTGCTAACGCCCAATAAACTGTACGCAGCTTGTAGACCGTATTCGTTCTGTTCACCAGCATGAATTGGATTATTGTTTGCGTCTGTTTTAAATAGCGGATCGCCAAATGTGTCGGCAAGATCTTTCTGACTTGTTAATAGATATACTTGGCCGGCGTTGGCCTTCAATGTACCTGGGGCAGTACCATCGCCTGCTCCATTTGATTTGTTCTCGGCAGTCGCGACAACGATCAATGGAACGGTGCCAGGTTCTGCTGGAGTGTAAAATGATTCGTCAATAACTTTGACTTCTACGCCTGGTGAACTTAATGCCATATTAGCTTCTCCTAAGGGTTTACTTGTTCTAAATGTATTTAGCGCATTTGGATAAAATAGTCTGTCTAATAGCCTCTAAAAAGGGGAAGAAAAGGTGTGCATAAATACATTATGAGACCTTTATGTATATGTGGATACAATCCTGCAGCCGTTAACTATGTTAAAAACGGCCGAACTTACTACAGACGTAGGTGTGAAGCTTGTTTAAAAGGTGGGGAAGTGATCCCTAAATGGTATAAGGATGGTTACAGATTAAAGAATGTCTGTGATAAGTGTTCGTTTAAAAGTAAATTTAAAGAACAGTTTAACGTGTATCACGTTGACGGGAACCTAAATAATAGTAGGCCCACAAATTTAAAAACAGTATGCGCTAACTGTCAACGCATACTGAGTAAGGAAGGTGTTAAATGGGTTAAGGGTTCACTTCAACCAGATTTTTAATTTGACTAAACAGTTCGTCAATTGTTCCGTTATTGTCAATTTCTATATCAATGCCTTTGCCAATCCATGCGGTTTCACTAGCATGAATCTGTAATTTTTCCATACGCATTTTACTTAAAGACCAACTCATATTTCCGGGGCCTTGATTTACGTTATGTGCATCTTGATACCACTCGGGGTTATCTCCTCTAACTACTCGGACTACTTTTCCACCTGCTCTATGGATTGCGTTAATTTCGTTGGGGAAACGAACATCGCTAATAACAATGTTATCAGTAGTTTTACGCATTTTATTTTCAATACTAGCAATCCATATATCGTCGTGGAAGCCTTGACGGCAAACTTCTGTTCCCCATAATTGTAGGATTAATCTAGGAGTTAGATTAGGCATGTTTAATCGTTCTGCCCACCACGGATCGATCTGTTCTCGCCATTCTCGGGCTTCTGTTGTACGCCCTTCTAATAGTGTTCGATCCCATCCAAACACGGCAGCAACTGCGTCTTTGAGTGTGTTGGCAAAACTGTCTCGACGAAATCCGTGAAAGTTAACCAAATAATCTGCGGCAGTATCTTTGCCTGAACCAATAAACCCAACAAAGCCTATAATCATAGTGTCTCCTAACGATGCACTATTATATAACAGTTTTATTACAAGGTCAAGAATTTATACGCCATATTTGTTGCGTTTCGGCTTGGCAACTGTGCTGACTTTATTGATAGTGTCGAGCTCTTTACTTTCAAGATCGCCGTGGTTGAGATCTTCGTAGCTGGCACCCACAGCTTTGTAAGCTAGCTTTAACATGTCGGCCTCTTCTTGTGTATAAGGAAATGCGGCTTTCTTTTTGCCAATCCAACTTTTAGGATCAATGTCGGGCATAGTTTTACCGTCTGTTGATGCAACAGCCATACCTACTCGAAACTGGACATAGTCGCTATTTGCTTTCTCTGCATCGCCAAACAGATGCATACCCTTTGAAGATTGGGACTGACGCTTGGTTATTTTAGCTTGTTTTGCTTCTGAAATAATTTCTGTGACTTTCATTCGCAATTCCATTTACGTAGTGCTAGAGCTTTTCGTGTTGGTTGGCCATTGTCTTTCTTCATTGGTCCATCCACTCCGCCCATTCTAGCACAGAATGATTTACGGCGTTTAGCATCTTTACTACCTGCTTTTAACTTGCTAGGTTTAGTAGTTACTGCTGTCTGCAATTTACTACCTGGGTTTTCACGACGATAACTAGCAACACCCTTGGCATTTAGGCCGCCCTTCTTGCTCTTACCTTCTTTGCGTCTCCACGCAGCCGATTCTGAAATAATTTCATTAACTTTCATAATTATCCAATAACAAACGTCATAGGTGTTCCGCCAGCAATTAGTGTTTCTAATTCTTTGTCTAGCTTCTCAATTTCTTCTTTGCTAGCAGCTTTTAAATCACCGCCGTTTAACTGTGTACCGCCCTGTGGTCCTGCAATAGTGGCAAACTTTGATCGTGCTTCACCTAGCATACCTTTACATATTGCTAGAGTATAGTCTCTAATCCACTGTTTAGCATACAGGTCATTAATCAAGTTATAGTCCGGTCTATAATTGTGACAGCGTAGCATTATTGTTTCACCTTCTGCAAATGGTCTTTGTAAAATACGCAGTACATGACTCTGTTGTATCCATTGAAACTCAATGAAAGCTCCGAACATTCTACCTACCATTTCTTGATATTGTGCAAACATATCGTAAGTGGCTATACCACCTAACATTGTACTGTTTAACAAATATGTATTGGTATAAGCTAGATTAAATGGCTCAAAATTCGTACCTGTACCGCCACCTGTTCTTGATCCCAATGTACGTCTATATACACTTTGTACAAAGATAACTTCGTCTGGTAATCTATAGTCGTTAGTGTCTTTTATTAACTCTAAAAACATGTAGCTTTCTTCTACAGCGTTGGGGCTACGTTGTCTGAATCGATTGATAGTTCGTTCTAACGCTGCTTCGTAGTGCGCAGCATCTAGCTCAATATCAATCATACCGTCGCCTAGCATAGTGCGGACATAATCGTAAACTTTTTGTTTTTCAGCTTGTGGATTTATTTCTGACATTTGGTTCTCCCATTATATTTATACGCTAAATATTATACTATGCCAAGATTATCACTTTATCGGCCCGAAAAGGGCAATGACTACAAGTTTATAGATCGCCAATCTAGCGAAATGTTTCAGGTTGGCGGAACCGACGTTTATCTACACAAATACATAGGTACAGACGACGGCACAACTGTTAAAGATATTACACAGATACAAGATCTTGTGTTCTTAGAAAATCGAGACAGAAAATACGACCCTAGCATATATCGGCTTAGGGGTATTTACAATGTGCAGGACTTGGATTTTAACCTAAGTCAATTTGGACTGTTTATAGATAACGATACGCTGTACATGACCATGCACATTAATGATTTTATACGTGCCATTGGTCGAAAACCCATTAGCGGAGATGTTATAGAACTACCACACATTAAAGATGAATTTGCACTAAATGATTTTGATGTAAGTTTACCTAGATAC